ATATTTTGAGTTACAGGATTAGATGATGTAACTCCATAAGCAATATCTGCTCCTAATGCTGCAGATAAAGTTTCTCTTAGTAGTTCATCGTATTCATTAGGATCTGTAATTCTTGCGATGTATAAAATTTTCATAGAAGAAGCATTACTTAAAATCTTTCTACCTTCTACTTTGTGATCTAAATCGTAATCTAATATTCTTAATAATCTTAAACAGTCAGCAGGTAATGTATATTGACTTGAAAAACCCCAAGCAGGTTTATCTGTATCTGCTGCTAGTTCTACTCTCTTCTGTAAACAGTTCCAAGGATGTGATCTAAATAATGAATCTCTAACTTGTGTATATCTTGAATTGCACAACCTTGCGTTCTTTGAATCTTCTGTAAGTGATAGGATAGTAGTTGCTCCTAATTGATTTAATGCTCCGTTACAAATGTCTACTACTGATGCCATATTTTTTCCAAATGTCCTTATGAGAAAGATCAACTTCATCTTTCTTTTTTTTAGTTAATTCGTTGATATTACCTATATCAATTTTTTCAACTAAAGCATATCTATAAATCTTATTATCCGTTCCCCATTCAAAATGCAATAGAAGTCTAGGCTCTTTGTAAATGTTTATGAGTCTCGGATCAAATCTTGCTCTTGTCATGAAAGAAAGATGGGGGATTACTCCCCCACCTAAATTATTGATTAGTCAATAGCATATAACATTTGTAACTGAATAGTACCAGTACCATTAGCACCTGCTAATGTAACTGTAACTGGAACACCATCTTTGTCGGCATCTGTTACTGCATTTTTGTCTAATGCGATTGTGTCTAACACTGCTACACTTTGAGCTGATGTTGATGCTGCTGCAGCTTTGTATTGATCTACGTCTGCTGCTTCAGTTGTACCATCTGCTTTATTGTGTGCTGCGTAACCTACAGAAATTGTAGTCGATCCACCAAGTGCATCGTATGCTACTGTTCCTGATAAAAGTCTCGCACCATTTGGTATGCTAAACATATGTATTGTTGATTGTTCTGCACTCGCTTCATATTCAGCAAAAGCTATTCTCACTCTACCTGCGAGTTCGTTAGTTTTTACTTTTTCAGAAGGAGTCGATGCAATCTTCGCTTGTTGTATTGAGTTTGCCATAATTATTTATCCTTCCTATTATGCTTCGTGTGCTTGAACTTCTACCACTTTTTCTTCTTCCATTCTTGTTGCTCCAATGCTCATGCAGTAGTAAACTTGAGTCGCATACGATTTGTCTGCTCTTTCGTCTATTCTTGCATTAACATCTTTACCAACTCCCAATGCAATGCCGTCTTGTGCGAAAGCAATACATGATCTTTTAGAAGATGCGATAGATAGTCTGTTTGATACTATAAAGTTAAAACCTAAGAACGAGTTGATTTCACCATTAGCCAATGCTTTGACTGTGTTAAAATCTGAACTTGTTACTTCAGTTGTACCTAATAGGTCTGTGATTTGTCTAGGTGACACGATTATATGTCTAGCGATAGACGGGTCTACACTTGCTAAATCGAACTTTTCTTTTGCAGTTCTTAATTTCGCAATCGTTAAACCATCAGTACCTGCTTCAGTTATTTTTTGAGCTGCAGGTAATGCAGTTGATGTTGATCCTGTTTCGCCAGTAAACGCAGTACCTAGAGCGGCACTTATTACTACATCATCCATAGCTCTTCCCATTGCCATAGCAGCGGCTTGAGCATAAGATGAAGTCGGGTCTATTAAGAGTCTAACTTTGTCTTGTTGATCGATTAAATCAGCAAATTCATAATCAGCTAATGATACTCTTCTTCTTGCGTGAGGTGTATCAATTTGCGGAGTGTCTGAATGTCTGCTAGTTTTTACAACTGCAGTTACTGAGCCAACCTGATCGAAGAAAGCATTTTTTCCTGTAACGCTTTCAAGTCTGACTTTGTCTCTTAATAACGATCCCATTTGTTGAGATAGCATTTGTATGTTAGCAGAATACTGCTGTACAAAAGCTGTAGTTATTTGTGATGACATAATTGTCTCTCCATTTTATTGTTATTGTTAAGTTAAACAGAAAGGTTCTCCGTCAAATTGACAGGCAATTCTTGCATTTAAAGTCTGTTAGACCGCAGTCTTTCCTACTGTCAGTAAGGTTCTTTCGAATTGTCTTACTAATAACCCCTTACATTAATTTTTAAAAAAATACAAGGGGTTAAAAATTATTTAGTTAGCATTTCTCTTAAAGTATAAACTTGTTGTACCATTTTATCATGGTCAGGATGTGATTTATTCCAATAAGGTCCATCTTTATTATTCATAATATCAGATATTTCTGTTTCAACATCGGTGTTTGAACTTACGTTTTCACTTTCTGTAGAAACTATTTTATCTTCTGACATCATTCCAGCTATCTTTGCGAAGCCTTTAATAATTTCAGGATGATCTCCAAGTCTCATTCCATCTTTAAGTTGCATATCTAATATCTCTGGGTTCATGTTAGCTTTAGCTAATGCTCCAGCTTTCTTAACATTAGATTCAAACTCTCGACCCCACTCTTGTCTTAACTGTTGTTCAGATTGAACTTGAGCAGTTTCAGTATCTACTTTGGCTTGTTGAGCCATGCCTTCCATATTATTTTTATAGAACTCTAAGATACCTTGAGCTTGTTTATTATTTAAACCTAACTGATGTGCGTTCTCAGCAAATTGTTTGATTGCATTATCATCAATAGGGACAACTTCTGACTTTGCATTTAAACTATATTTATCTGCAGATTCAGGTCTACCTAATTTATCGTAGACTTCATTCCATTGATCTTCAGTTGAGTTTTTATTAGGTACAGCAACTTTATCTTTACCAATCATTTGTGTTGCATTGATATATGACTTTGCCAGTGCATCTATCTCTGTAAACTTTTCTATGTTTGGATCGTTTCTAAACTCTTCGGATATTGCTTCTTTCCAAGTTTTAGCTACGGGTTGTGTCTCTGTTGTTGGTGATACAGGTGTATCGGACTTAGCAACATTACTTGGTGTTGCGGTTGGTTCTGTAGTTGTTGTCGTTTCTACAGGCACAGTTTCCTGTGTTATCTGTTCTGATGACATATTTATTTTCCTTTTTCATTATCGTTTTGTAGCATTGCTTTTATAAATAGAAGGATGCTACGTTGTCCTTCCATGTATGCACTCTCATGACTATCACCTTTTACATTGGTAGTCGTATGATGGTGGCATCTCTTTTCTAAATCAGACATGACTTGTTTGCCTTCGTCTGTATTGAATATATAATTGTAGTTCTTCTTTAAACTCTCAACATACTTTTCAAAGTTTTTTTCTTTATCTTTTGCTTGACCCATTATTCTTCTTCAGCATTTGCAACGGCTCGTGCTTCTTCAGGTAAGGCTTTGGCTAGTGGAGCTATATCTCCTCCAGCTTTCGCTAACTGTTGAACTTGTTGCATCTGCATTTGCTCCTGTTGTTGTTGTTGTGCTTGTTGTCGTTCTGCATTAACTTGACTTTGTGATTTTAATATCTTCTGTGGCACACCCACTATATCAGCTAAGTGTTTAACAAGATTATCAAAATTAACATAATCAAATACAGGAGCTACATTAGCCATGCTTCCAAGAATTTCAATAGCTCTCATAATAGATTGTAACTCTGTGGATTTCTGTGCTTTAGCTAATGGTGAAACGTATTCAATTTCTATATCCTGACCAGATAAAAACTCTGGTGCTTCAGGTAATTGATTGTTTCTTAATAGAATATTAAATACTCTATCAATTAAAGGTTTTAATAATTCAGATTGTAATCTTCCTAATACGGGTCCTAGTAATCTCATCTTTTCCTCATTACGTTGGATAACTTCTGTTGCTGTCATTTGTGGACCTTGTTGCATCATCAGTTGGTTTACATAGAACACAGCTCTAATCGCATCTCGTCTTTGCTCTTCCATGTTTAATCCTAATGGATTGTTTGCACCAATGTTTAAAGGTTCAATTCTATCTCTTGTACCTGATCTATAAAAATTTAATCCACCTGGTACAGTTCTTACTGGTAATAAGAAACCATCATCAGGAACTAATAAAGGTGGGTCTACTTGTTTCTGTGCAGCTTTAATTGTTGTCTTAACCATTTCATTTAACATCTTTACATCTGGTAAAGCTGTCATGGCAGGTGATCTTCCATAAATTTCATGTGAAGCCTTTAGGTATCTTGGTACTACAAAAGGGAACTCTTTAAATCCTGATACGGATAATTCATTACCATTTTTATATTCCATATATACAGATTCAAATGGCATATTCTTTTTATCTTTTTTTGCAGGATTAAAATCTGCTCTTGGATAAACTGCGTGTACAATCTCAACTTCTTTGTAGGGGTCTTTTTTTTCTAATATTAATATATCTTGTGATACTGCTGTGCCAAATTTTTGCACCACAGCTCGTGCTGATAAATTAAATCTTCTATAGATGGTATCAATTCTACCTTTATCATTTTCCGCAATGTAAACTTCATCGATATGTCTTGTAGAAAATTTTATAAAATCTTCTTCATCTTCTTCGATAAACATTGCTGCCGTACCAAAGGTAATAAGGTCGTGATACAATTCAAATATTTCTTGTTGAAAATTTGATCTATTAAATGCTGTGTACATTGCATCTGTTGCAGACTCTAACCACAGTTTAGCTTCATCTTCATTTTCAACATTGTCTTGTTTAAATCTTAAAGTAAACCAAGGTGTGGATGGGTTTGTAAGCATACCATGTAATGATGCTGCTAATAATTCTAAGGCTTGTAAAGGAGAACTATCAAAGATGAGTTCCATTCTTTTATCGCCACGTGTTCTTTTTTTAGTGACATCTGATTTTCTTGGCATCATGTAATCTGCTACTTCTTGCCAATGCGTTTCCCAGTTTTGTCTTTGACCTGCTAGTCTGCTAAATCTTGTTAATAGTTTTTTTGTTAAATCTGTTTTTGCCATTATTGTCCTAATAAACTCTTTCTACCTAATGTTGCTGTTTGATCTTCTACTCCACTAGGTCCTGTCATAATCGTCATTGATCTTCCTCTCGCTTTTGTTTTTCTTGAATCATATCCATCCATGCTAGTCGCTGTTACTTGAGATACTTCTGCTTGTGTCGGTGCGGGTGCAGGCGGTGGTGCGGGTGGCTTAGGTGGTCTGAATACACTTCCCATACTATGATCCTAATAAAGTTTTCTTTTGCACTTCCGCTTCTTCCTCAATACCTAAAGGTCCAGTTAAGATAGTTGATTTTCTACCTTTTCTTTTTCTTTCGATCTCTGCTTGCTCCGCTGCAATTCTATCTTTTTCTTCTTGTGATAGTTCTGTTGATGGCGGTTCAGGCAAAGGTTGAACGGGTGGTAGCGATGGCATTTTTGGTGAAAAGATTGATCCCATAATTATATAATCCTGTATTCGTTATCTGCTACACTTTGTGGTGCAACTTGTCTAGTATTAATTTCTTGTAAACCTACCGCTAGGTATCTCATTGCATCACACGCATGAGACGACCAATCGTGTACAGGCTTACTTCGGAACATTCGATTTTTATCAATATACTTCCGATGGTAATGTCTTAACGCATCTATTAACTTTTTGCAATGGTCTGTATCAATCCAACATCGAGGTAAGGTCATTGTCGTTGCGTGTATACCATCTTCTAATGGAATTTTAGGAACAACTTTAAACCTAACACCTAATTGATAGGCGACCTCTCTCCTGGTTTTACCATTGCTAAAATCTGTAACTTCTATATCATGCGGTGCGAAATGATCTTTGTAGACATAATCTTTCTCCTTAATCATCTGAATATAATGCGGTAATCCTTGTCCTCTCTCTTCATGGTAGTCGATAATGTTAATAGATCTTCCTAGCTGCTGAAAGAATATAATCGCACTATGATCTGATACTCCTAAGTCCCAAGCTGTGTTTACTGGTAACGATGGATCGTAAGGTACTCTAGTTAATTGTTTTTGATCTTCCATCTTCACCAAGGTATCATTGTAAATAGATCCTTCAATATTCGCAATCCAATCACACTCAAACTCTTGCAGATACTTTTTCTCACCCATCACTTCTTTTGCCTTGACTAACTCTTCGTTATCTACAATTTTAGTTTCACTAGCTTTAGCTTTATAGTTAAACCAATCATCTGCTCCTTGTGCGTGTTGATACAATTCATAAAAGTTATTGTTCATTCCTTGCGGTGTACCTATAAAAACGCAGTAACCTTTTCTATCTGACAATGCTGGTCTTATGATTTCAGGAAAGAGTTTATCATTGACATTTGCGTACTCATCAATCACACATCCATCTAGGTAGATACCCCTTAACCCGTCAGAGTTTTCTGACCCAAGCAAAGTTATTCTTGCACCATTGGGTAAATCTACCCTTAACTCTGTTTCATTAAACTTGGTGTAAGGTATCTTCGCTGTAAACTGTTTCATGTAATCCCAAGCGATTGATTTACTTTGTTTGAATGTTGGCGAAATGTAGGCATATCTTGGGTTCTTATTTTTGGACAATAGTGCTGACCTAATTAAGTGATTGATCATACATACTGTTTTGCCAAACCTACGATGACAAACCAATACTGACCATCTATGTTTAGATATTTCATTATGTAAGAAGGCTTGGTGCTTTCGAGGGGTGTAAGGTATTTTAATATCCATATCTAGTGTATCATTTTGCTAGGCATACTATAGCCAGTAGAATTATAATCAAACTGTAATAAGCTCATCGTGTATTGTGCAAAAGTCTCCGCACTATCTTTGCTGCCTAACCCATATATCTTAATGGTTAAGGTGTTTGTCTTTTCATCAATTAAAACAACTGAAGTTAAATCATCTTGTATGTAGTCCCACATATCATACTACATATAGTAATTACTATTTAATTTAAAGGGAGGTCTGCCAAGGTGAATAAGATGGTGGGTTGTTTTTGGGGTATGGCGATAATTACATCTGAAACTGTGTGTAGATGACTGACTGTGTAAGGGTGTCCTCGAGTCCCATGTATATATATATATTATTTGGCGCGTCAACTTTGGGTACTATGGGGGGTATAGCTTTACAAAATTAGAGGGTTATCTAGTTAATATTACTAACGATAATTTATGACTATCAATAGTTATTCCGAGAATGTTCATATATCGGAACACCATATTGGATAATGCTTTAATATATAGGTCAATACTACTTACCGATTATATATGCGAGAAAATAAAACGATGTTGATGTATTAGAATAGGATCTATTCCACTCTTTTAATCTTTACATATTTTAAAAGCTCATGATTTTTTTTATTAATATATTTTACAGAAATAATTTCATTTGGTTTAAACTTTGTGTTTAATTGTTTCAGCAGCTTTTTATAACTCATTGCTTTTAATGTTTCAGTATTGCCTTGCTCATCTTTAATATTATAAATAAACTTCATGTTGTATATTTATCACAGTTGTATTTATATCACACCAATATCTTTGACCCATTATGAATTTATTATTTGCTTGACTTCTAATATCATAACCATTATGGTTAAGTATGTTTGAAGCAATATTACATATATTATTTGTAGGCGGTTTAATTACAGCTACACAAATTATAGGCGGATATATTATTGCTTCAATTATTATTAATAAAAAACAACAAACAAAGGGTAAGCAATGATAATAACTAAACATAACGTAGACGGCTTTACAATTAGTGACTTTATACAAAATAAACTAGGTCATGAGCTTTATATAAAACAAAGATACATTGGTTATAGTGTATCAATAGCAAAGAAAAAATTTAGAGCTTATTGTAAAGAAGTAAAAAACAAAGAAAATAAAGCTGTTAATGATTGCTTAAATAATTATTGACAATATGGTTAATATAACTAATATAAATATAAAAACAAACAAAGGGGAAACAATGAACGGATATACAGAAAACCTTGCAGACTTTGGATATAGAGAACAAGATGAAGCAAAAGATATATTTGAAGCCTGGAAGTTGAACGGCTTACCAAAAGACTTTGATAATGACGGAGTAAAATTAGCTTTTAACATGAATAGTGGTTATGTGTTTTTAACTAATGCAGAATATCAAGTCGCTATGTGTGGAGATAATAAAGAATTATATTCTTTTTATACTTCACCTTACGAAGGTCATGAAGGGTCTTTTGAAGATTTACTTGATGAATATGAAAACATGAATAAAGAAGATCAGGAATGGTTTAGAGATATAGCTGAAAATATCAATAGACTTGATGAAATAAAAAAGGTTGCATAATAAACCAAAATGGTTAAGATAAATATAAAAACAACAAGGGGTAAAAAATGATACAAGCAATATACTTCGCATTATGTTTTGCGACAATGTTCTTAGGATTGATCATAGTTATACATATTCATACCTGGATAGGTTTAAGTATTATGATCTTATTCGGCATAAAGTTTATGCTGCAACTACCAACTTATGAGGGGGAATAATGTTTATACTTGAAGCAATACCAATGATATTAATTTATATATTATTTTCATATATAATCTTAGGGGGTGAGAATGAAAGCTAAATACTTTGTATCAGTCTTAAAGATATTAAAAGATAAGTACGGCTTTAACTTTAATATCAATGACACAATGAAACAAGCTCAAGATAAGATTGATGAGCTAAATACATTTAAAGATATGCCTACAACCAATGGATCTCACTTGCTGCCAGGTAATGTAGTAAATTTTTTAAATGAAAAAGAAAAAAAACTAAAGGGGGACAAATGAGTAGCGAGAAACTAAAAGAATTTGATGTAGTAATAAGTGAGCAAATAGCAAAGACAATAAGAGTAGATGCTAAAAACATTGATGACGCTGAAAATATTGTTAATGAGGGTAAGTATGATAATAGCGATATTGTTGATGAAGATACGGTTGATTGGATGATTGTAGATAGTGAGGAGATAAAAGATGAGTAGCGAGAAGCAATTAATATTAATTATAATTACTGCTGTAGCTGTTGGACTATGGCAGCTATACCAGGAACACAAACAAAAAAAACATGATGAAAAATTACAAAGACACTTATCAAAATACTTTGATAGCAAGTGGTGAACAGAATTTTCAAGGTGAAGTAACAAGTGGTTTCGTAATGAAACTTATTGAACAAACCTTAGAAAATATAAAGTATGGTAGGCAATCTCGTTGGCATTGCAATAGATTTGATTCGAAGCTAAAGCCGAGCTATTGCCTATCGACTTTATTAAAAGATTAGTTTTCCTTTGGTGGTGTAGATGCTGATTTATCTTTATCTGAGATATTCTCAGCATTTACATCAATTAATTCAGGACTATCTTCCCAACTAATTTGAATTTTACTATCAGACCTGACATCTAACTTTTGTTTCTCTTGAAATATAGAGCTTAATCTTGGAGCTAGAAATTTCAGAAAGTCTTTACGTTCACGAAGAAACAGCAGCTCATTGGGAGATAGATCCATATTCTCACTGTTAAATATTTGGAGCATTTTCTCGACTAAAGTTTTAATACCTACTTCCTGAGCCTTGTTAAATTCAGCTTGAAACTTTGGATTTCTTTCTAAGTATTTCTGCAAACTCATCAAGCTGATCTTTAAATCTCTTGCTACTTCTATGGATAGACCTCCATCGTAAATGGTTTCGAGAATAGTATTTTGTTCTGTATCCGAAAGAATGAGATCGTTTTTCTTCTTTGAGGATATACTCTTTGATTTGTTCATCAGTTTTATTTCTAAAATTAACTAGGTTTTTTAATATGTTAATCTTCTTCTGGAGTTGTACCTTATTATTCTTAAAAAGTCCTTTGTATTTTCTGGTCTTACTATCCCAAGATTTTGACCCATTGTGGAACATGCAAAGATAACGATTGTTCGTGGGTGTGTAGTAGCCTTTGCAGCGACACCTCTTACCACTTGTCTTTGCTATGGCTTCGCAATAAATCTTTTGACTTAATCTTCCTGTCATTTAAATCTTTCTTTTTACGTATCACATTCTGATAACCAAAATGGGTTTTCTTTCTTACATTATCTACTATGTTTCTTGGTATATCCACCAGCTTCACACCATTTCTATCTTGTTCAGCTAGAGCCAATTTAGAATAGTAAATATTATCATTATCTTCTATTGCTTTAATTAAGGTCTTGCGGGGGAGGGTACTTAGGACACTAACTATTTTAGATTGGTCTCCTCCTTTATCAGCAACTTCTTTTATAATGTTAGAGATATAAGATAGTCCTTTAATTATAGTCTTATTAATATCAGTCACCATGAAACCTGGTATGTGTTTTCTTGACACATCATAGTTTCGTGATGACACATCTATCTTTTTATTCACAATGTAATCAGGGTTAATGACGTAAAGCAAAGTAGATTTAAGTCTTTTCTTTTTAATAATACCTACATCAATAAGTAAATCAGTACATCTATATATGGTACTACGAGACAGGCATACCATACTAGATATAGTAGATTGACGAGGATAACATTGACCATTTTGTGAATTAACAAACTTTAATAACGCAATGAGGATTAGCAAGGAAGATGATCGGTGTTCTTCTGGGATTTTTTTTATCCTCTCATCATCGAATAACTTAAAAGGTATTCTAATATGGGGTAGATACTTTTTCATATTTACAATGTTGTTTGTGTTCGTGTTGAAGCTGATATAATTCTCTTACCCATTCATCTTCATTCATTAATTCAAACTCTGCATTAGAGACCCATAGACGCTTGATCCTAAAGGCTAGGCTACCCTGACCCATATTCTTATAGAATACTAAAAAACTAGGTATCTTAAGCCGACTAGCAAGGGTTTTTAAGAGGGTTGTAGACTTATATTTCTGTCCTTTATCATAACAAGTCTCAATCATAGCCAAAGGCTCATAACATTGGGGACAACACTCGACACTATCAACATCGATCATAGCAATACCCTCGTACTGCCTATGCCAATCGTTATAGCTGCCATTACTAAAGGCATAAGTCCATCTAGCCACGAGCAATCCTTTTGTGAGTGTTATCCATCACTACCCCATTGATCTGCCATAGCACTAGCAAAGCCATCAAAAAATTTAGCTCTATTTTTTTGTCTGTCTTTACCACCTTTATTAAACCAATTACCAGGTATCTTTGTTGATTGTATAGTCCATTGATTTGCCATAGCTTCAGCTACACCTTTAAATGTTTTACTTGATTGTTTAGAAGTAATACTTGAATACGAATAACTTTGTCCTCTTTTTTTACCACCTGTATTACTAGGTAATAGTGGTTTATATTCTTTAAGATTTTTTGTAGGTTTTAACTCAGGTAAATTTTTTAACCACAATCTAGTATTCTTACTAAAAGGATGACCATACTCATAAGGTTGTATAGTTTGTGTGTGTTTGGGTAATTCAAATATCTTACTTGATATAGGATTTTCTACGCATATCTTATCTATTGGTGCATTGTACAAAGCCATAAAAAATTCTTTAGCTTTTAATCCTAACTTATATCTATCTTTATTTAACTTACCTTTTGGATATAAAAATCTAGCACCAGCATTAGACAGATAAGTACAAGGTGGATGAGCAATCATAAGATCCCAACCTTTGTCTAAATGTTCTAATATATCGCCTTGAAAATGATTACCAGGACTTTCAGTAGGCAGTATATCACAACTCCATGCGTCATGACCTTTAGCAGTAAAAGCATCTCTTACAGTACCAGAATATTCACAAGCTACTAATACTTTCATCTAAATATTGTCCTCCAAAACCAGGATCTCATCATAGATATAACTGTAAAGATAACTGCAATATGAAAGCTCTCTAGTATCGTAGGATGTAGATCAAAGAAAGGAAAGATATATAGCTGAATAAATGTAGATAATATTAAACCGCTGCCTACATCAATAACTGTTTCAAATAGATTTCTTTTATTTGTTTTCATGCTTTGGATTATAAAGTTTATAAGCAAGTGTTAGCTCTTCATCTTTCATAATATCTTTTGTTGTTTTCAAGTACCATTTGTTATTAACCTCAACTCTTACACAGTTAGGATCTTCCGAGTGATTTAAAAAACCACCAAGAGGAGTACGATACAAGGTATCATCAACTTGTATGTGTGATACACCTAGCTCAGTATCTTTCTTAATTTCTCTTGTCGCAAATAGACCTAGACCATGAATGAAACTAGGTTTAATTGTGCAGAAAATAGGTAGAGGTTGGTAAGCCATTAGTCGTAATAGCTTTCCTCTAACTTAACCTTATCAATGTTATATTTATCTATGATCTTTAAAGCTAGATCATACTTACCTTTATCTCTACATTCTTTTATCAAGAACAATACCCTTATCATCTTATTTCTTTTCATATTTTTTCCTTATCATTTCTATTTCTAAATCTTTAAGATCAAGTTGTGTTTTTAATGTGTCGATTTGTTTTTCTAAATCTAACTCTCCTCTAAACTTGTCGTCTTTGATTTGTTTAAGTTCTTTCTTTAGCTCCTTAACCTTATCTTGTAGATCGCTATCATCAAACATATAGATGTCTGTCATTTTAATACCTTAATGCTTTTAACACACCCCATAGGGAAGCAAGTTAAACCACCCACAGATAAACCATCTTCATCTTCCGAGTAAGAAGTAAAGAGCCATAGTTTTGATTTAGTTTTTTTAAAGATATAACCTGTGTCTGTACATTCAGCGACATCATGATTAAGTATTTCATCTTCATGTGTCCATGCTTCATCGCATCCACAAATATCAAACCAAGTTATTTTAACGTGCTTATATTTTGAGATCATAGAAGTCATTGGGTTGTACTTGTTTCTCTGTACCTATGTAAATCTTTTTCATTTCTTCTTTACGAGGTATTCTTTGTCCATTCTCCCACCTCCAAATATTTGTCGCTGGATTTATATTATGAACACCTATTTTTCTTGCTAACTCTGAACAGCTTAATTTATTTTTTGTACGATAATCTTTTAGTTTCATGTTGTTTCCTTTCTGAAGTGCAATCATTACCAAAAAAGTTATGCACAATCAAGGTTTATTTACTATTGCCATAGTGGAAAAACTCTGTCATAACAGCATTGAAAACAATGAGTAATAAAAAACATAATATTAAAATTCCTAAAGAAGATAGCCTGTACATACAAGAATTAAAATTTATGAAGTACATAATCAAACAAAGTATTAAAGCTAAAAAATTTAAAGGAAAAAAACATACAATAAAATTATTAATTAATGAGTTATAAAAAATATTTCGATACATTAAATAATGGTAAAGGCTTAGATCATTGGTCGCCTTCTAGCTCTAGTATGCCACTAGCTAAATTTAATCTTAACTACGGACATCACGATGGCGAGGAAAGAAGTATGTTTCCTATGCAATACAAACCTAGATTTGGAAACCTGGTTAATAACACAGCTCAAAGAATGGAATGTGAAACTTTATTTTATAAAGATAAAACCATAACATTAACTAACAGGAACTATGACGAGGTGTTTGGCAAGGAGTTAGATGATATTAATAAGTATGATCCTGTTGATGATAAAGATGCTTACGCAAGAGAACACATGATTGAGTATGCACATAGAACGATTGATCAAACAAGAAAGGTGGTCAAGGAACTTTGTGGCAAAAATAAGATTACTTCTGAACGATATGTCATGAACAAACCTAAGAAATTATTACACGACATCATAGGTCGTATTGATTATGAAACTGACAATGTATTTATAGAACTTAAAACTAAGCCACCTAGTATTGTAAAGAAAAAAGGTAAAGACGAATACTATTTTAAAACACAAACACTTAACGATGATGCTGTGTTCCCTGACTATTGGAAACAAGTGGCTTTCTATTGGAAGTGTACAGGTAAGAAACCTTTTTTAGTTTTAGTTAATGATAAAGAATATTTAATCTACGATGATACTCACGCAGCATTGTATGATGACCATTTAGAATACCAATACAATCTAATGGTAAACAAAATTTATAACTGGGAACAAATGATTATCTATTGTAAAGGTGATCTGCAAAAGTTAGCTGACATTTCAGAGCCACCTGACTTAAATCATTACTTCCATTATAAATACTTAACAGACAAACAACGTAAAACAATTAAACAACTATGGAGAATAGACGCATGAAGATAAACATATATCAAAAATTACACAAAGCTGCCTGTGAAGCAGGTGGTGTAGCCAAAGGTAAGAAAGTACAAGGTATGCACTTCAACCCTTTACTACATGATGAAGTACAAAAGGTGGCAATGGAAGCCTTGTTGAACAATGGCTTATATCCTGTTTGTACATACGAAAATCAAATGACAGATAGTTTTATATTGGTGACTTGCAACATGAAGATACATGATGTTGAAGATCCTAAACAATTTGTAGAAGTATCTGGTTGTAGTGCTATGGGAAACCTGGATAAGTTTGGTACAGGTAATGGTATGAGTTATGCCAAGAAGTATGCTTACTTAAACGCATTACATTTGAAAACAGGTTTAGATTTAGAAGATGGTTATAATGCCAAACCTTTTTCAACTAACAAAATTCCACAGAGTAGTGGTACGAAACATGGTAGTCAAACTACTCATGTAAAAAAAGATGTGCAAGCAATCATGTCTGATATTCAAGGATGTAAAAACATTTATGAATACAGAAGGGTCAAGAAAGAAGTTGATCCTTATATTGAAACTGCACTTAAAAACAAAAGTCCCAAATTGTACGCAGAGATAAGTGATCTGTTAGAGACAAGAGGGGATGAACTAAATAGGAGAACATAATGAGTAATATATACATAAAACTTATTGCGAACCACCCTGTTTTAAAGCAAACCATTCTTGACATAATGCAAATGAAAAAAGAACAAGGAGATAATACTCCTCTTTTCGTTGCACCCAAGAATGAAGAAAGACCTGACAAGAACTGGACTATTGGTGTGAATATCCCTCAAGAAGCCAATGGTTGGTATAGTCAAGCTGCTTTCGGTGCTACAACAGATGATGGACAAGCTACAGGTGGTGTAAATGTTTCATTAAAACCTAACGATGCAAGTAAATCATCAACAGGTGGAAGTGGACAACCAGCAATGGGTGGGTATAAAAAACCTTTCCCAAAAACTGGAACTTATGGTAGTTATAAAAGATAGAGCTTAGGCTCTAAAGTTTGTGGCGGAGTTTTAGTCATTACCCTTGACTTTCTTACGTTGTTTTCCTTCGCCACAGACTCCAAACAATATGAATAAAAATAAATTACAGAAACAAATTGGTGGCTCACACTATAAAGATAATTTTAAAATCCAACCCATTGAATACATACAAGCTAATCGTATGGAATTTGCTGAGGGATGTGTTGTTAAGTATGTGTCGAGACACTCGTTTAAAAATGGCAAAGAGGATATATTAAAAGCCATACAAAACCTAGAATTTATATTAGAAAGAGATTACAATGATTGACAAATCCACCAAAAAGGTTATAAGAACAAAGTACGGAGATGCAAACTTTAAATATGTAGAAAGTTTTGATTCCGTTAAGAAAGCTGCCGACCCCTCAAGTGAGGGAGAGTTAGTAGAAGTAGTGGTCCAAGAAATTAAATGGGATCACACAATAGTGAAGGAGGATGCTGATGGAAATCAGAAAGCGTCTGCAAAAACTGATGGACAAACAAAGGAAAAAAAGTGAGTTGTATGTTCAAACAGTACAGAAAGCTAACAAATTAAAAGCTGAAAGTTACAGCTTACATTTGGAAGTGACTGAATGCAGAGAGCAATTAATGGCAAATAGATAGTCATTAATTAGATAAGTTAAAACAACAACAAAAGTTGGTAACAACTGAAAGGGTACTATGCACTTAGAAATAATCAATAAGAAAAAGAAACAAATTAAACTTGGCATGAAAGCTATCATGTTTAGAGAACTATCACCAAGAGAACTACAGATATATAGAACAGGATTTAAGAATGGCTATAGGTTAGCTGAAACGCATTTAGTTTTTAAAAGCCAGGCACTTGCAGACAAACTGCAAATGAAAGAAGATCGAGATAAAATTAGAAAGCAAGTCGAGTACAAGCATCCTGTAGGTTATGAAACTTTTAATAAGATATTATATACTGTCGGCAAACATTATAATATTAGCACCAAAGAAATCATGAGCAGAAGAAGATTGGCTTACATGATTAAACCACGATCAGTTATTATTAATTATATTTTAGAACACTTCCAAATCTCAACACCTAAGTTGGGAATGTTTTTTAATTACGATCACTCAACCATCATTCATTATAGAAGAGCAAAGGTAAAACAAACAGGGATATGGAAACCTTTAGAATATATTTGGAAAGATTACGAGATCGTAAAAAAAGAATTGTCTAAGTCCTAGCGTAGTTAGGTTTCTTATCTTGTCTTGTTTTTCTTTCAGCTTTTTGTTTTCTTGATACCGCAGCGCGTCTTTGACTAGCTGACATTGATCTAGCTTTTGCAGCAGGTACACACTTAGGATAGTTCTTTCTTGTTTCACCACCGCTACGACCACACTTGGGAAAGCCACCACTTTTTTTTGGATTAGCAATGTCTACCCAATTAGCTTGTACCCATGATCGTAAACCTTTTGACATTATTTTTTCTTTCGTTTTGCTTTAGGTTTTATTCTACCTGAACATACACCACTCGCATACATATTAGCGTATGCAGAGGGGTATACTTTAAACTTTCGTTTGGCAGCAGCTTTACCTTTTGCACAAAGTTTAGCCATTACTTTTTCTTCTTAGCCTTAGATTTCATTATCTTTTTTTGTAGTCCTTTAGGTAAAGTCTTTTGTTTAGCTGTAAGTTTACCTTTTGATTTCTTGCCGTACATTTTGTTTCTCCATTTTTATATATTGATCGAAACAACTTTCTGTGTTCTCACCATAGTGTTCACAAAAATGTTTCTTCTCTGCATTTATAATCCACCCACCATCATTACTCAAGAGTTCTCTTTCACACATCGTACATTTTCCACATACTAAAGTTAGATTGTTACGAGACCAGGTTTTTTTCTTTACCATTTTTTGCAGGACCAATAACGAGCTGTGAGTTTACTTGTAGCTGTATTGCATTTGTGTCTAGCTCTAAATGATTTACGTCTAGCGGGTTGATCTTTTTTAATTGTCATATTTGCATCGCCATATCTAATCAACTTAACTTGATTACCTGACTTAGCCAGAACTGCAAACTTTTTACTTTTAGTTCTAGCATTTTTAGGTTTGTTATAACCTGCAAATTTTTCACCTCTATATGTTATAGCCATAATTGTTTATAATATTTTTTATCATATAAGACAACTTTCCATTTATCTTTCTTTTTAAAGTTCCCCCTGTTAGCATATTCTGTGGCTTCTTTTTCTGTGTCCCATATCTCATTGGTGAACAACTCCCACTTATCATTACGCATCCATAAGATACAATACACTATTCAGATATTCCCATAAGCCATAGCATTAGAAAGACATAGCAAATGATTTCCATTATTCTAAGATCAATGATTTGATAGATTTAGATCCATCAATATTTGTTTCAAGTGTTGCTTTAGATTTAATACATTTATAATCTATGTTAGCTTTGACTTGTCTCATAGCTTCACGTTTATGTTTAAGACATACAGACATAGACTCTTGTATTCTATGTTCCTTAATGTCTGGTCCTATAAACATAAGAAGTGCTACAATCTCTGCTATCATTAGTGTCCGTTTCCATTCTTTCTAACTTTGTCTTTTAACTTCTCTACATCAGCTAGTGTTTTTTCTAGCTGTTGTTTTAAAAATTCTATATTGACTTTGTTAGTCATGTTTTGTTCTTGGTTTTTAATTAACTTTTCTACATCTTCAAAGACAGCTTCTAATAACATAAACTGTTCTTGATCTGTAGGTTTCTGCTCAGACTTTTTAAGTAAGTCTGCTTGGAATAATTCACGTGAAGTTTCTAATGATGTAAGTCTAGCAGTAACTTCGGTGTATGCAAAGACACC